CCTGTAGCCATCGCTAGCTTAGCGCCCAACAAAGCCGTGGTAAGAACAGCCACCTGACCGGCATACGCAATAAACGAGAACTTCGTGAAGATAGAGAAGAACTTTGTAGCCATCTGACCGACACGCCGGAAAGTTCTACCCAGCTTACCGAAACGGCGATCAGCACGTTCCATGCTGCGGCCCATTTTGTTCATCGAACGATCGTTAGACTTAGCAGCGCGTTCAAACGCTTTCAACTGACCAGTTGCTTTGGTCAGCGACGACGTATTCGTATCGACATCAAGTTTTAGCGTAACGCGCTCTACAGTTGCCACGACACTTCCTCACTAGACTACTATTTATAGTTTAGCGCATAGACACTGCTGTGGAACGACAAAGGCCACCCCGAAGGGCGGCCTCTGACCGGATCAGGAGCTAAGCCTGACCACGCTTCTTTCTTTCTTCTTCTCGATCTCGCATAATTACCTGGGCACAAGCCAAGCGAATCATCCACTCCTCATCAGAGCAATCAAGAATTGCCACAGGGTCCGTACCCCAAAGCTCACCGAATCTAGCCGCAGACTGAACCCGGGCATCATCGGTCAGCAAGTCTAGGACCCGCTCGTAGGGTCCTCCTCAGCCTCGACATCATCGCCGTAGCCAGAGTTGTCGAGAATCAACATAGCAGTAGCCTCAAGATGGGCATCAACGCCGAAGAAGTCACGAATGCCGTAAGGAACAATTTCAAACTTCTCAACATCCATCATGTCGGCAAACTCTTGCGAGTTGAAAACCAAAGGAGAACCATCATCACAAATGGCAGGCTCGCCATTCACATGGATCTCTACAGCCGTATCACCAACCACAAGACACGCAAACTTGATGTTATCAAGCTCGCCAGTCTTTCGGTTGCTAGACTTCTTCCGCCAAGACTTAAGCTGAGCGTTCGAAATGTTAGGCGAATAAACTACCGAAACACCCGGACGCTGCTTAACCTCAATCTCCACGTCGGGAAGATTAACTTCTTCCGCAACAATAGCTCGAAGCTGAGCAAGGACGTTTTTGCTGTCTTTATCCTCCGAGGGGACATCGCCCAACTCAGAGCTGAAAGTTTCTTGAAAATCACTCATACCCATATCCTACTGCATCGAAGAAACAAATGTCAATAAACGCGAGAAAGCCCGCCCCTTAAAGGAGCGGGCCTCTCAGCGCCTGTTTACCCTATGTAATTTAGCCGTCCGTGTCAGCAGCCACAGCGCCAACCGAGAAAGTCAGCGAGAAAGTAGCCGGAGCGCCGGAAGCCGAATCGCCGTCGGGCTCAGAGATGCCGACCAGCAGAGCCCGATGGTAAATGCGGTCCGCCGTGTCGTTCGCAAGATCACAGTCTAGAGTGAAAATCGAAACATCGTAGTACACCTGGCCCACCACCTGACGAAGCTGGCGCAGAGCACCACCGTCACGATCCACGTCAAAATGACGAGTAACAGTAATATCGCCAATCTCGGCAGGAGCACACAGAACATCAGGGGTCAGCGCGCCACCGTCGTAAACCTTCTCGACGTTAGCAGTAATCTCACCGCCAGAAACCTGAGCAAACTTACCACCAACAATGGGGCCTTTACGATGACCCTCTTCCTTGACCTGACGAATTGATGCAACAATCTGCCTTTGTGAAGCCTTCTTACCAGCCATTGTATTTACTCCTTAGATCAGACGACCGAAGCCGTAAGGTTGCTCTTAGTGATAGTAACATTAATCTTGTCACCAACCGAAGAGACGCGGACACCAACATCAACCTTAACCTGACCGTTAGCAAGCTGAGAGGCAGGGTTGTTATCGTCGTTCACGACGACAGAATAACCCGGGTCAACACGCTCGCCATCGGCATCGAAGGCTTCATAAAGGCCACCCGAGATCCGGTAAGGATCAAGCATGGCAATCATCGAACCACGAATCTGGCCAAACAAACCACCGCGGCTATCAATCGTAGAGAAGACAAAGTCTTCCAGTCGCTCTTCAGCCTCAACCACAATATGGTTAACCATATCCTGGAAGGTGATGAAACGCCAGTTGGCTTCGTCGGTCGAGAGCGAGCGAGCGCCGTACACTCGAATAGAGCCGCCAATCGAGCGGATAGCATTCACTCGGCCCTCATCAAGCAAGTCACCGGCAGCCTTGTCGATCACTCGTTCCACGCCCTTCACATAGGAAGAAGCAGCAGAAATCAGACCAGCACCGGCACGGTGCGCAGAACCAGCCTCGTTAATCGCCTTTGAGCGGGCCGCAGCAGCGAACGTCTCCGGGGAGATCGTCACCGTGAGACCAGCGTCAGCCGGGTCCTCAACCTTGATGTGGGGATGGAAGAAAGCCATACGGCGAGCTTCGTCACCAGCAGCCGTGCCAGCAGCAGCAGCATTGGTCTTAGCCACTCCTTCGTCGGAACCGGCAGCCAAACCGCAGAAAGCGATACGGTTATTAGACGTAGCGTGGCTCTCAAGGTTTGCGTAAGCAGTCACCGAAGACTGACCAGGCATACACACAACGCCCGCACCAAGGCCGTAAGTGAACAGGCCAAGAGCAGTGTTGTAGTGAGCGTCAGTGGTAGCCGAACCATCAGCACCGCCGGAAAGAGTAACCGAACTATCAATAGTCGGGTTGGAGGTACTATCAGTGTTGTTTTCGGCAGTAACGAGATGCGAAACCGAAGAAGTGTTGATGTACGTGACAGCAGCAGCAACGTCGGCAAGGTCAGGGGTGGTAAGCAGAAGATCGCCGTCCAGGGTCACCGTAAGACGGAAACCGCCAGAGAGCGAGTCAGCAGCGATAACACCGATAACTAGACTGTTACCCCACACACCGACGTCGTGTGCATCGAAGTCGATCGTATCATTAGATCCGTCAGTAAGCGAACCCTCAGCGACGACAGCGTCAGTATGAATAGCACGGGCGACATAAGCACGAGAGCCGCCATTCTCGAAGAAAGTCTTTACCGGAACCCACGCAGTAGTGGAAGTGGTATACTCTCCATAATAAGTCTTAAACTCGCTGAAGCTTCGGACCAGGGTAGCCTCATCGGTGGGGCCACGCTGAAGCTCGCCAGCAATAAACATCTGGCTAGATTCAATAGCACCCACACCAGTAGGACCGGAGCGGACAGCGGTGGTAACAACAACACCGGGCATGATGCCTCCAATATAGGGAAATAAAACAGGACAGAGGCATCGGCCTCTACTGTATATTGTACCAATTTATCGGCTCAAGAAATGGTAACTGCGTTAGAAGCCACAGAATAGGCGCCTGTGCCCTCAGCAGTCACGCCAGCGACACGCCACTGATACGTAGTTCCGCTTGTAAGACCAGTAACTGTATGCTCAGTCACATTACCTTCAGGGCCTGTAATCGTGGACCAGTTAGTGCCGCCGTCAGTAGTTTGCTGCAACGAATAGCTTGTCACACCCAACCGACCACCCTGCCAGGTGGGAGCATTCCAGTCAAGAGCAACAGAGCTGCCCGTAGCGATAGCTGTGAGTAGAGTAGGGGCGTTCGGCAACCAATCCATCAATTCAACTTCCAACTCGACACCAGAAGCACGAACAGTACCTAGCGAAGTACGAGTCGGTGTTTCTTGAGCGCGAAGATCATAAGCAATGAACGACGCACAGGCCACACGATCACCTTTCAACAAGGTCAAATCAGAATATTCTTCTCGAAGGCTAGTGTCGTCAACACGATAATTGCAGTCGTATGCGTTGTCATGATTAGAGTTCTGAAGCCGAGGGTTATCAATCAACAAGTCGCGAACAACCGTGGTAAGGTCATCACGAACATCAGTCGCACGGACAGCGCCTTCGCCACGTGCCCAAACATACGTTCGCATCTGGTAAATAACACCGTACTCAGGTTCGTGTTCAGCGTAATCATCAACCGCCAGGCCGCCCATTCCCATAACGACAGTAATTAGCGACGGCCATTTATCAACAGCGGTCGGCTCGTACGGGTAATAACGGCGGGGATCAGGAAGATCAGAGGAGCTGTAGTTCCACTCGTTTCGATACTGGGCAATGCGCGGAGGCATAGCGTCAGCCAAGAACCGTGAAACAGCCATTCTCGCATTTCTTGCACCAAGCATCATAATAAATCACCTCTTCCCTTATGTTAGTCGATTAGCGACGCACCATGTTAAGTGCGCGTCTAAACGCCCCAACC